CCTTAAGGATGAGGGAATGGGGGCCGAAGCCCCCAAACCATTAGGTTGAACCAGAGGAGCCGTACCACTGACGCCAGTCAGACCAGCCGAAGCTGTAACGCTCGCGGGCCTTGTAGCGCATGTTGCCGGTCAGGAAGTCCACATCGTCCTTGGTGGCCAGCGGCGCACGGATGAACATCTTGGTACCATTCGGCACGTCAGTGCGAATGAACCAACCGTTGGTATCCGTGAAGCGATGGTTGACGGTGTAGCCCTTCGAGAACAGGCCCATGTCCTTCATAGCGTTCGTGTCATTGTCAGCCGTACCGACGCGGAGGTCCGAGAACAGAATACGGTGAGCAACGAACTGAAGCTGCGGAGGAATGTGCAGGCTCACGGCGCGGGCGCCAATCAGCAGGCCACGGTCGTCCTTGGTCAACGAGATGTTGATAAGGGCCGCTTCAAGGGCAGTTTCGGACAGGTCCGAGCTAACCTTGTTGGACTGCGTACCGGCAGCAAGCGTCGGGTGGTCGGAAGCAAACAGCGGCTTGCCGTCACCGCCAGCGTAGAGGGCGTTGGTGTTGAAGCCGTTGTTGTAGACGTTAGCCGCCTTCACCTGCTTGGCGTTCGCCATAGCGCGGCCCATCGCATTCGCCTTCATCTTGCCCGTCGTGCCATAGAGGTTGTCCTCGATAGCTTCTTCGGTGATGGCGAAAGCCATGGCAACGGTTTCGTGGTTGTAGCGGCTCGTCCAAGCTTCGGAGGCGGTGTCGAAGAACACCTGATCACCTTCGGACTTGACCGGGGCCGTACCAAAACCCGTCATCAACACTTCTTCTTCGAACGAACGATCAGAACGCTCGATGTCGAACAGCGGTGCATGTTCGTTGTCGATGCTCTTATAGGCCGTGCCGAAGATCGCGTTAAGGCCGGGAACAAGCTGCTTCGCAAACTGTGCGCGAGTCAAAATTGACATTGTTCAGGTCCCCCTATTAGGCCGCAGAAACTTGCTGGAGGATCGGACCATTCAGCTTCACAACCACAATCGGGAACGGATCGCCCCAGTTGTTGTCAGGAATGTTGGCCAGACCCACAAGCTTCAGCGCAGTGCCGACAGCGGAAGTACGGGTGGACGCATCCAGCGTATACTGGGACGTACCGTACACCGAGTTGACATCGCCGCCCGACGCAGTCACATCGAAGTTAAGGCCGAGGTCGCCCGCCGTAACGGAAGCGTCAGCCTGAATGATGAAGAGCGCGAAGGGATTGTCCACGACGTAGGCGGTCGGGCGGTCGGAACCGTCAAACAGGCCAGCCGAAGACGTATCTGCGGGGATTGAGTTCTTAAGTTGAGGCAGCTTCGTGGTCGGGTCGATCCACGCAAAGCCAGCAGCGACACCCAGCAGGGGGCCACCACCAGTACCAACCGACGTGATTACGCCACCCGACAGCTTTACCGGAGACCCCTTACCGAGGTCAGGGCAGTTAGCGCCGTTGGGAAGCGGATACGCGCGGACTTCGTTGCCGTGGGTGCCAAGGGCCGCCACTGCGCGAAGACCGAACGGGGCATAAGATTGTGCCACTTTCTATCCTCCTTCGTTGTGTTATCCAAATGAGGGACGTCGCCCTCTGGAAAAGCGTTTTGTACTTTCGTTGACAAACTGCTGCTTACGGCCCATGCCATCTTCGTAGCTAACTGTCTTCAGATCGAAAGCCTGCTCCGCTTGTATGGCTCTATCTTCGCCCCACTTTTGGATGGCTTCCGCTTTCCGTCGAGGTAGCTTGGCGAAGACCAGGTCTCCGTTGATAGCTGCACCTGCCAAAGCAGAAATCTTACTTTCAAGACCGGGGAAAACGTATCCTTCGGGAACTTCCTCTAGGGGAACGAATGACCAGCCTTCTCGCATGCGCTGAGAGATGTTGTTGAAATCATCTTGGTCCCCTACCCGGAAGCGAATCCATCTATAGACGAATGCGTCTGCGTCGGGCATTGGGGGGATTTCTAGCGCATTAGGAGGATTATACTCTGTTTCCAGAGAATTTTCAAGTGCTTCGTCGACGGCGTTGTTAGGGGCCGCGAAGAGTTTGTTTTTCATTATAGAATCTCCGTGTATTGGCTGACGGTCTGGGCGGCACGTTCGGTCTTGGCCTTCTCGCGGGCGTACTGTTCGACGCTGATACCGAGGTGGTTGGCCATTTCCCGGTCAGCCTGCGTGATGGTTACGCGGACTTTGCCGGGAGCGGGTGCCGGTGTGGACCTGTTCTGGATAGTAGGGTTGTTGGCTGGCTGACGGGCCGGGGCCTGACGACCAAACTTGTGAGGGAACTCCTGCTGGAGCCTCTTGTCAAGTTCTTCGAAGTAGTCGGGGTCTTCAGGGGTATAGCCGTCACGGACCATCTGATTGTCGATAACGCGGGCACCGGCAGTCATGACGACGTCCTTGTTGAACCAGGTTTTGTTGCGACCATACCATTCCATGGCAGCCGGGCTGGGTTGGCGCTTAGGCTGTTGAGGCGATGTCTGCTGGGTCTGCGGCTGAGCTTCCGGTCCAGATTGCTGAACCGGCTTGGTAGGGATTGCGCGCCGGTCCCTTTCCACCTGTGACCGCTCGGCTGTAAGCTGGGCCATCCGTTGCTGGACGTCGAAAATCTTTTCGCGATCCCCGGCATCGAAGGCTTGATCGAAGTCACGGCGCAGGGCTTGCATGGCCGTATCGAGTTGCTTGGCGTAGAGGTCGAAGCCAATGGCGGCGCCCTCGTTAGCGTCAGCTTCGTAGCGACGGGCCCGGTTTTCGGCGTCGGCAAGACGGGCTTGCGTATCGGCGAGTTGTCTGGCATAAATGTCGCGTTGATTCTTAAGGCGCTGACTTCGCGTCAGTTTCTTACGGTCGCTGGAAGGGGAATCGGATGGACTCTCGTCGTCAGACTCGTCGTCTTCAGAAGGTGTGGAAGCGACTGCGGGTGCAGGCGCCTGAGCAGCTTCTGGAGGTGGCTCGGCAGCAGACTCTTCCACGATCTCAATGTCGGATGCTTCTGAAGCGGCTGCGGCTTTGCCTGGGTTGTCGAGGTCGATTTCTTGATAGCCGGATTCGGACATGATTTATTCCTTGAAGTTGGAGTCGAGATATTCCGGGGTATCGACCACAAGCTCAATGCTAGAAGCTTTGATGAGAAGGAGCTTTACGCCCTTCCAAAAGATTTTCTGGCCTGCGAGTTTTGAGTATACGATATGGTCGCCGGGCTTGACCCAAGGACCTTTCCGGTATATGTCTTCGTCGATGAATGCGAGTTCGCCCAAAGCAAGGACGCGCCCCACGGTGTTAAGATACTCACGGTCTTCTCGGAATGAATCAGGGAGAAGGATACCGCCCGCAGTTTTGCGCCTGATAGGCACAGGTCGGACAAGAATCCCCACTCCGGGAATCCGTGGCAGTGGCGTCGGATCGGAAACTTCGTCAGCCGAAATCCACTGGTCGTTGGAAATGGCCCCGTCTAGGGGCGCGCGGGTAGTAAGCATTAGTTCCTTTCCTCTGGGGGAGTTGATTGGAAGAGGGCTTTTAGGATGGTGACGGCAAGACCCAAGCCGCTTATAACGCCACATGCGCGAGCGTATTCGTCATAGGAAGTCGCTGACCCCCTAGCTAAAGCGTCTTTCTTTTGATCGATGTGCTTCTGGACTTCGGCTACGTAATCTGATAGTAGTTTCATGCGGTGGGTGTGTTAGCTCTTTCTGCAAGTCTTTGGGCTTGAATATCCGCTAGTTTAGCCGAGTTGTCAAGTATTTTTCCAGTAGCCGCGATTTGAGTCTGCTTCTGCTGGTTCTGGGCCTTGAGAAGCATGTCGGTTTCCTTCAGGTCCAGTTCGCGATTCTTAAGGGCAATCTTGGCTGCCTCGCGGGTATCTTGAGATTCGATGCGGTTACCGGCCATCTCAAGTTCGGCAGCTTGGAGCTGGACCATTTGCTGTTCGATGTTGGCTTGCTGGGCTTGTGGGTTGCTGGCCGCCGAGATTTGCACGAGTTGGGTGGCGATCTGGGCCTGGACATTTTCGTCTTGGATGGGCATGCCCATCTGTTGGGCGAGCTGGATGGCTTGAGCAATAAACATTAGAACCTTATGTTCAGAAATGTTCGACACAAGGAGTTGCTGGCCTACCGCTACAGTAGAATCGTTGGTGCCCTGCATCTGGGGTGCCTGAAGGAAGGCTTCCTTGACGGCGATATGGGCCGCATGGTTCTGGCCGAGCTGGGCCTTGATGGGCTTGCCGGACATAGCAGCCTGAACTTCAGTGAGGGGGTCGGCGCTGATGGCCTGGGCTTCAGGGTTCGTCATAAGCTTATCGACGGACTCGACACCAAGGGCAGCGTAGTAGCGGCGTAAAGCTTCGCGCATATCGTGGAATTGCGGGAACTGGGCTGCCGTGTTGAGTTCGATCTGGGCCTTGGCTACCCGCTGCGATTCGGTGAGGGCGTTGGGGTCGGAAGCTGGAATGACATCAACGATCTGGGGATTGAAGTCGGTGCGATGAACAAATTGGTTTTCGGCACCTACTACGAAGTTGATGACATCGGGCAGGTTTTCGAAGTTGAGTTCGCCGATTAGCTTTAGGAATTCGCCCTGCGACTGATGGAGGCGCTTGTGGATGGAGGAGTAGAAGCGTTGGGAAGCTTCAAGTAATGCTAGGGTAGTTGCCGCCGGGCCGTAATTGGTGCTATTGGCAACGACCTCGTCAGCAGAGTCAGCGAACTTCTGGCCCGACTCGACCATGTACTTCAGAAGCGTAAAGAGGGTTTGGTTGGGTTCTTTGGTGGGAAGCGGCAGGAACGCCTTCTGAAGTTCTTCAGGTGACAGGTTGACGTCACGGAACTCACCGAAGCCGAGGGGGGTGTCGGATTCGGCGAACTTGGCATCTTGTGATTTGAAGCCCGCTGTCCAGTTAGCAAACTGACCGGAGTCCACGAGGGCGCGCAGGGCAGCGGAGGCGGAAGCGGCAAGGTCGCCGATTAGATGGACGTAGCCGAGGGAGTAGATGCCAAAGGCTGGAATGAACTGATCGATAGTGTACCAGAGCCGCTTCGTCATGGCCGGGTCAGGTTCGCGCCAGTTGCGGCGGATGGAGTAGACGTTGCCGGTCTTGACGTTGAAGTGGACGATGTAGGGTGCTGTGCCGCCTTCGGGCAGGAAAGGATCGTCGCCGTTCAAGTCGAGGTAGCAGTGGGACTCGCCGACCGTAAAGCCCTTGCGCTCAAGAGACATGTCGAAGCCCTGGGCGCTGGCGATGGCTTCGGTAATTTCGTTGGTGTCGAGGGTTTCTTCGGCGTCGTTCTCAGTAAATTCGCGGAAGGTGTCGGAGGCGATGAGGTTGTCCATCTTGCGGGTGGACAACTCCATGACTTCGATGTATTCTTCGGCGTCCTTTAGATGGGAGACGGAAGGATCGACGTAGAAGTTTTCAGCGTAGACGATGGTCGGGTCAGGAATAACGGAGGTGGAGTTCCAGCCAGCTTTACGGATGCCGGTGCCCATGAAGCCAACGCGGAACAGGTTGCGTTCGAGGTCGCTGTAGAAGCCTGGGATTTGTTCCGTGAGCTGATAGTTCATGTAGGTGCGGACACGCTGAGCAGTGTTCTCACGGGTTACATCGACATAGCCACGGACCTTGGTGCGGACGGGGCCTTTAGCGGGCCAGAGTTCTTGGATGGCCTTGGCTTGGAACTTGACTACGTTCTCGATTAGAAGGGGATGGACAGCGGTGCAGGCGCCTTCGACGTCCGTGTTGCCTTCGCCTTCGGTGTTTAGGCCAAGGTACTTGATGCCCTGCTTGATTTTCTCTTCCCACTGCTGGCGGGAGTTCTTGTAGTTTTGGAGGGCGTCTTGACGGGCCGAACCAATGTCGCGTAGGATGGCGTCTTCCATGGCTAGGGCCAGATTGGCGCCGAAGGACATGTCGACTTCGATTACCTCTTCAGGGGCTTCAAGTTCCAAGGTTTCCTCAGAGAACTCAAATTCCATTTCGGGGGCTTCTTCAAGATTATCTGACATGGGTCACTTGGCTCCAATAGCTTTTGAAAGGACGGCGGCGGGATATTGGGTCAGGTTGATTGACCGCCTCTTGGGTTAGTTGGTAGCGGCGCCGTAAGTAGAGAAGCGCCATGACCATGGAATCGACCGCGTCGTCATGGGCGCCTTTGGGGAACTCAAGGGCTTCCTGAAGGAGTTCGGCTGCGAACTTCTTGCCTAGGGGTAGCCAGACGCGCTGCCGCTCAACGATACCGCTGACGGCATGGGCACGTGCTACTTTATCACGATCTGGCTGAAAAGGCAATACTGGCAATCCGTTAAGCTTCAGGTCTTGCAGAAGGGACTGACCGGAGGCTTTGTTTTCAATGATGATGCGGTCGGGCTTGTACATGTTGTATTGCTCTTTGGCAGCGGCTCGAAGCTGAGGGAAGGACCACCGGCCCCTCACTTGGTTTAGGAGGATGGCGTTAGGCTCCTGATATTCATAGCCTTTGTCGTCCGTGAAGGTCAGGTGGAAGATGCCCCACGTTTGGATGACAGAGTAGTCAGCTTTGGCCTTGGTGGAGAACGCCGTGTCTAGGGTCTGGATGATTTCGTCGCATTCGGGTGGATCGTCTTCGTCCCAGTCTTGGAAGTCGTCCTTGTTGAAGACGTTGCCATCCTCCCCGGTCGGGGTCTGCATGTACAGGGCGCCCCAATCTGCCCGTGACAGGCCCTCGCGCGTAGCGATAAGGTCATCCATGGTAATGAACTCGGGCCAGTAGGACTCGCCTT